ACTCCTGAAATAGAACTTTCTGATTACCGTCATCGAAATATTCTTCTTTAATGAAGGGCAGCACTTTTCTAGTGTAATCTTCATTAGCGATGAGGTTTTTAAGAATAGAATGCTCGATGCTAATCATTTATAATGAAGATATGTGGTTAAAATGTACTTGTCAGAACTTGAAACTGGCAAGCCCTTATGAGGGAAACACCAGAAAGGAGGAAACATTACTAGTGTACCCTTCTTTGGTTTAATTGTCTTGTGAAGAAAAACAGTTTCTCCACCGTCCTCAACGTCATTGAGATACCAAAACATTGCTAGGTATCTACGGGCAGAAGCATAGTCTCCCACATCAACGTGAGTCTTGAATTGATCGTTAGTTCCAGCCCTATACTTCTTAATTCTGAACTGTTCCCACTGATGCTTCTCTGGAAAACAATCAGAACACATTGCCTCATAGTATTCATCGCGATATTTCATCGCAGTTTTAACCAGATGCTTATGTAATCCCTCATCTTGAGTCATCTCAGCAGTAAAATTCCACTGAGAAAACTGAGGAGTTCCTTGATTATCCACAAACTCTGGGGTTTGTTTTTCAAAAAGAGTAACTAATTGATCACAAACCTCAGGTTCTAGGGAGTTGTCATAAGTAACAATAAACTTATGAAGGTGATCCGTAAGTAAACTCTCGTCGCGCAATTTCATCAAGTTGCTCCATAATATCTTCAGTGAAATAAGTCTCAGGATCTGCTAAGATTGCCTTGGCATAGAGTTTCTTGCCATCAATCTCATAGCGTCCTGCTACATTTTTCCAAAGGCCTCCAATCTCACCGAGTTCAAGAAGACCATAATAACGATCGAGACCACGCTCATCGTAAAAAAGACGTACAGATACTTCTTGATTCTCACGACTCAGACGCGACTTAGCAGTCTTAACTTTGATAAGATTGCCGACCACTTCTGTTCCATCCTTCTCTTTCTTTTTGCTGAGATAGATGATTGTAGACGCTGCATATTTGAGGCCGCTGCCTCCCCCCATTTCCTTAGTTGGTACATAAGCTCCGATGACATCATAAGTGTGGTTAGTAACAAGCATTGGGATGTTTGCTTGACCCAATTTTAGCGTCAACATCCTAAAAGCGCCTTTAACAAGTTGAGATTTTGTCATATCTCTTACCTGTTTATCATTAAGAGCATCGGTAATCTCCTTTTCTGTGGAGAGCATACCAAGGGAATCGAGCACAAACATTAATGGTTTGCGGTCTTCAACAGGGGTCTTCAAATATTTATCGACAATTTTTAGAGCCTGAGTTCTAAACTCTTCAACAGTTACAACGTTGGCAATAATGCAGCGGGAGGTATCGATTTTCCTTTCGGTCAGCAAATGTTTTGTAATTGCAGACTCTGTATCAAAATAAATTACACCACCCTCAGGGTTTTCGTTCAGAAAATTCTGAACTACCGCAAGAGAGAAGAAGGTTTTTCCTGTACTGGACTCACCAGCGATGGCAGTAATCTTGTTAGATGAGACGCCACCATAAATGCTCCCACAAAGGAGAGCATTGAGGATGTAACAACCAGTATCAATATAGTCCTCACGATCATCGATCTCAGAAGCGATTTGAGTGAAGTCACTTTTGATCTCCTTGGCCAGGTCAGCAATAAAACTCATAGCAATCTAAATTCCTTTAGGTATTCTAACATAATTTGACGAATTTGGAGCAACTCATCTAGACATTCTTGATTATGTGCGTCCATTCTAAGATCGTAATCTGGTTTTAAAACAGATTCGATAAACAAATCAAGGCCTCTATTCCATTTTTCCCTTTTGTCTGGAGGTAAATTATCAACTGAAAACGGTAGATTGGTCATGAGAAGAAGTCCTCCAAAGTATTTTTCTTTTCTACGCTCCAACCAATACTATCCATGATAACTCTCAGCGGTTCGATAAAAGATTTTTCAAACTGAAGATCATAATCAACATATTTCTCTAATCCGAGTTCTTTGGGAAAATCTTGGATGAATGAAATTACATTTTCATGAATTGGATTGGGTATTTTTAGATAGCAGAACTTGATTTTTTCACCATCTTGAACCAGAGAATACTTATTTGTTAATTTATTTTCTCTGATATAGTGATTGAATAGCAAGGCTCCTCGGCAGTGAATGGGCGTACCCTTGGTATAAATGTCCGAGGATGATTTATACTTAGTTATATCACTTACAGATCTTGGAAATGAGACTTCTTCTGGAGAGCATTGCTTGAACTTTCTTTTGGAATCTACAATAAAGTTCTGCACCTCTTCTTCAGATCCATTCATCATAATCTTGAGCGCATCCTTCAACATTTTCCTACAAGGAGCAGGAGTTGAAGATTTAATTGCTTCGATACCCATGATTTTCAACTTAGGCTCTGCGTAAGCAACTCCTTCGCTGTTCCAAACGTTGAGAATATATCGCTTCTTAGCAGTCCAAATGCCTTTGTTTGCGATATTCTCACGCTTCATTTGCATCTTTTGGTCATAAGCGTTAACATACGATGCCAAGGTCTCATAAGAACTTTCGATAAAAGGTTCCAGTTCCATAGAACACACTTTATCAAGGAACGCAACAATAGCTTCATTAGTCTTCTCTCGTCCTTGGTATACCCGATCAACCAAAGGGCCCAGATTGAGATAAATGGAGTCAGTATCAGAAGCAATGACATAATCCACCTCGTCGGTTTTAAGGATTTTGTTTAGATGAGCGTTCATTTTGTTCTCGATCCAGCGGATCGAAACCTGTCCAGAGAGTGTGATTGCTTCTGCGTTTGCAAGTTTATAATAACGGAAGTACTCGTTACCGATAGCACCATAGGCAGAGTTCAGAGAAATCTTCTTTGCCATCTGAATATTATTACATCGGGCAATTTCTTTCTCTAATTCTTTAGTTGGTGTCTTCTCATATGCTTGCTTGGCCTGGAGCATCTTTTTCTTATAGATGACTCGATCCTGATACATCTTATCCATCAATTCTGGTAAGAATCCACGGACATTTTTGCGGTACATAGCGCCATTGGCACATACCGCATAGTCTTTATACATTTCAAATGTTAGTTCTTGATTCAGAACCCTTTCAACAGTTGCGCTGGGATGTCTTTCCTCAACAAGTGTCTCTGGAGAGATGTTGTATTGCATGATGAGATGAGGATAAAGGCTATTAAGGTCAAAACTGACCACCCAATCATAAGACCCAGGAATCGGCTCTTTGACATATGCCCCCGCATATTTCTCACTCTTAGACTGTCGTAACTTGGGGGGAATTACAATGTTCTTTTTCTTAAGATAATTATAAATGATGGCATCCCAAGTACGAACCTGATAGAACACATCGGTATAATTAACCTTAGCATCATATGCCATGGTCAAACAGAGTTCAATCAGTTTCATCTTGTCTTCCAAACGGTCAACAAGTTTCACGTCAATGATGTTATATTCTACAAACTTCTGCCACCCATTTGTGTAGAAGTCCTTGAATGTTTCAAACTCAGAGTGATCGAGTTTCTGCTGCCCAAGTTCTACCTGAGCTATGTAGTCCAGACGATATGATTCTTGTGCTTTGTATGTAAACTTTTTATACAAATCAAGATAGTCTAACTGAGATACACCGCCAATATCATACACGATATTTCTACGGCCTTTGATATAGACTTCTTTCTCAGTCAGCAGTCCCCAAGGAGAAAGTCTCTTGGCAAGTTTCTCACCAAGAACTCTATCAAGTCTTCTAGCAATGTACGGGATGTCAAACATCTGAATGTTCCATCCAGTAATCACATCTGGGGTGTTCTCCATCCACCAGTTAATAAAGTTATTCAGTAGATCACGTTCATTATTAAACTGAATGTATCGAACCTTTTCTTCTTTCAGTTTAAATGGGCCGACACCCCAAGTAATAATTTCTTTGGTGGTATAGTCCTGAATAGTGATCAGAAGAATCTCTTCCGATGCAGATTGTACATCAGGAAATCCATTCTCGGATGTAGTTTCAATGTCAATGGTGTAGAGAAGAATCTTGCTCAAGTCAAACTTGATCTCATCTTCGGGATACTTCTCAGAAATATATTGGAATATAAACTTCTCATTACCATAAACAGAGAATCCATCAACTCCATCATACTTGGAGATGAATTCTCTGCATTCTTTTACGTTACCAGGTTTAATTGGGGCTACATTCTCACCATCCAATGTTCTATAGAAAGTCTTCTCTTTCGAAGGAACAAAGAGGGTAGGTTTCCATCCTGACTGATCGCGATATTCAAACCTCTCACCGTTTTCATACCCGCGAACAAGGAACTGGTTTCCTACCATCTGGATGTTGGTGTAAAACCTCATTTAACCTCGGCGCTGTAAACTCCTTCCAGTTTAACACTGGGACGAACAATAGTCAAGATAGAATCCGAAGACATCATAATGACATTCTGATCAGTGAAAGGAGGCCAAGCAGTCAAAGTCATGTCTTCACTGACCTTATATGGATTAGTGAGTTTGCAATCAGGTTCGCCTAATTCGGAAGAAACCTCCTCAACATCAGCGATGATAACGGTTTCATTTTTTAGTAATAGAACTTGGAGCGCCATTTAAATTTTCCTCATACATGGTAATAACTTCATCGAGTGGATTAGCAATTGTAACCACCCAATCAAACGGAATCAGCGATTCAGTGTCTTTAGATAATGGCATATAAGAACTAAAGACAACTCTTACATTATCGGACTCACCAGCATCAATCGCTTCTTCTGTCAGGAATTGAATTTCACTCTCGCGGGCAAGAGTAAGAAGACGTGGTTGGCCGAACAAATAAGCAACGGGATCGCCATCTTTGTTTCTAATTTCTTTGATGTCTGCGATTACATCTTCACCAGACTTCAAACGAGCAACTTGTACTGTCATTGATTAATAATCTCCGTCATAACATTTTACCAATAAAAAGAGGAGGTGTCAACTGGTTTGTGCCAGTTACCTCCTCGTCCGCGCCGACGATATTCAGTTCTATTTAGAGATAGTCTTTGCGGGTGTGATGTTCGGGAACTATCTTTCCAAGTCTGATAACCAGGAGTCCATCTTCGAACGATACTTCCCTGACTTCTGTGTCGTCGGATAAAGTCCAGACTCGTTTAAAACTTCTTTGAGCCAGTCCCTTGTGGACAAACGTCTTGTCCGATTCTGTGTCTTCTTTTTGTCCTTCGACAAAAAGTTTTCCATGCTCCGTGAAAACATATACTTCCTTCTTCTTAAATCCTGCAAGAGCAATCTCTAATCGAGACTCTACATTATTTACTTGAATCAGATTGTAAGGTGGATAATTTGATGTAGTTTCATGAATAGCAAATAAACGATCAAAGTATTCATCCAACCCGATGCTATTGCGCGTGATTCTATCCATCAATGCAGGAAGATCCGCAGCGGTATAACGCTGAATGTTCATTATGGTAGCTCCTTTAAAAGCGAGTTTGTGTTTTGTGAACCCTTACGGCGTTCAATAATATTTATAGCACAGAACATAAAAAAGGAGGGTGTTGGTAACCCTCCCTTCGTAGCGTGTATTCCGTATGTAGCGTGTCGCGCACGAAAAGCGACATACTATTTATTCGGCTGAATTGGTTTTTTTACCAATGTTATACTTGGTTTCCAGATCCCAGTCATTCTTATCTTTGAATGACAGAACTTTAATCTGGTTAAGAGGAGCAATATCCCTGATACTTTCAACTGTTTTCACAGTAACCAGTCCCCAATCAACCAGGAGTTGAGTGATTCTGTTACGGCGTTGAACATCATTGATAGTAAGATTTGCTTTCTTACCGTCAAGAGCAAAGAGTTCTTTAAAGTGAACGATAAAGTATCTACCTTGCTTATGAAGAATATGGCAAGATTGATACAACTTCTTTTCCTTGCGAGATGCAACACCGATTCTGGTTAGCGTCTCACGGACTTTTAAGAAATCATCTGGTTCGTTCAAGAAGACTTCGACCATCTTGTCAGGGGCCCAGCTGTATTCAGGCTCAATCACTACAGACATTATTTTACTCCTCCAGTGTCAAATTTCAAACGAATAAATTCAAGTTGTTCTCTAGTCAATATTTTGAGTGCCTGTTCAGCTTTACTATTACTGTAGTTATAGTACCTCTTTACTAGATCTAGATCTTTAATCTTCTCCTTTTTTAACCAAGGAGAAAACCTTTTTTTCTTTCTGACAATATTTAGATAAAACTCATACTGTAGGTATTTGTCTAGTCCAGGATTGATGTTCATCTCATTGGCGAGCATCACGGTATCCAGATGACCAGCCATACATTTGTTGACAATATAGGGAGGATACTTCTTCAAAGCATCTGGATCTTCCTTAGTAAGATTCTCCTTAGTAAGGTTGATAGAGTTTAACCAGTCTTTCAGTTCCAATGTCGAATTACCCCCGCAATAATGAAACAGTTAGTGATAAGATAAGAGAAAAATATAAGACTCCGTATACGAGCCACTGCATCTGCCTCTCTGTCATTTGATCCTTGTTTCTCCCCTAGTGCTTTTGCCCATATTCTCCAAATACGTTTCCTATTCCTCATTACTTAAAAACTGCTGTAACGCTAACTACTGATGCTCCAGGATTTCGCGCCAGAGCTACTTGCTTTGCATCTTGATAATCACGAGCGATTACAGTCTCTTTGAATACTGTCCCCGCTTTAAAAAGAGTTACTTCACACTTCATCGGATAATGTCAATATCAGCACCGTTAGTCCA